GTTGCTTCAAACTCTGCAAATCTACCTCTACCAGCATTATCTCTAATATTAATTCTAGGTGGTGATGAATAGAACTCGCCAGGATTATCTAATATTAAACTAGTAACCTTACCACCAGTTACAACAGCACGTACAACAGCACCTCTACCAGATGTGATTATAATATCAGGTGTCCTAGGAAATACATCATTAGTATCTACAACAATACTTTCAACTACTTGTCCAGCAAGTATTGCTCGTGCTTTATTAGGAACTTGATCTATAAGAACAAATGGAGGTCTTTGATATCCAGTTCCACGTACGTCTACCTTAATTTCTTCTAGTCTTCCATATCTAATGCTTTCTGGATCTTTATATCCATAGAAAGGAACACCATTGAGTCCTATACCTACGTCTCTCTTAGGTGTTGGGTATGTTTCTGTAGTTCTAGTTGCCTGTATTCTAATCATACGAAGCAACTTCTGATCTAATACTGTCTTACTGACATTAGAACCATCTAAAATTTTATGTGATGGGAAACTAGAACTTGTGATGTAATAATATTGATCATCTGCAAATATAGCAGAGACATTTGTAGATACTTGATCTAATGATGATGCTACTGCTGGTACGGTAGGAACATTTACATCTGCACCAGAACTTAGTATCCATCTAGTTTGGTTTGTACCCACATTTACTATCTTTGGATCAGCAGTTTCAAAACCAGGATTTGATATCTGTATCTTATCTCCTACAGCAGAATGTGGTTGGGAATCTGTTGGTTGTAAATTATATACAATACCCATTGTCAACAATGTGACACCAGATCCAGTTATTGTAATTGGTCTATAAACTTCTGTGCCAACATCATGTGGTACAGCAGTTTGTGCTGATCTATTACTGATTACAAATTGAGTTACATTCTTATCATCAAATTTAATTGTTTCATTGCCAATTAAAACTGATCCTGTAGGATCCCATCCAACTGTAGAAAATACATTTATTCTATCACCTGTAGATGCTGTACCTGATAAAGATGTCTCAAGTCTAGTCTTAGTTGAGACACCAAATACACCATTGACAGTCTCAGGTGCTAGAACAATATTATAGATTACTTCATCATCTCTAGTTCCATCAGTGTATACATTGTCTACAATAGCATCTGCATAATCAGTCTCTTCTGTATCAGATTGGACTATTTTCTTTCCTACTAAATTTTTTACATCACCAGATATAACCTTACACTTAAGTGCATACACATTTATCCAATCAGCATTAGATGCTTTGTATGTAAAGTCTCTTGGTTTGTATACCTCTGGTTTGACTATGGGTCTTCTTCTTCCTCCGTTATCAACGAAGATCATATTACCTTCGTCACCCTCAAGACCAGACATGTAGCGGTGATACGCACAGAAATAGTAGACCTTTGCAGGTCCTTCTATATTCATCATGAATTCTGGTTGATATTCACGATCATAGTTGGTCTTCACACCAAGAACAGGTTTATCATTGAAGAACAACTCACCACCATTCAAATAACCGTCTGGTGTGACGCTAAACTTCATAGGGTGACCCTGTGTATGAATAGCAGTAGGTTTATTAGATGGATCAGACTGATTCCATATGATTTGCCAGTTTTGGAAAATAATTATATTCTCTGGTGCAAGATAATACTTACCTCTTGCAAAAGGACCGAAGAGAAATGGTAACTTACCAAAGTTAATATAGAAAAGACCATTAGGGAAGTTGTATATTGTCCCAGCAGTGAAAGATCCTCCTTCACCTGTAATAGTATCTCCTTGTGTGAAACTATATGATGTAGGTTGTCTAAAATATATTCTCCTAACCTGACCTTGATCGTTGAATAATACTTTTGCTACCTCAGCACTAGCATTACCACCACTTTCTCTAAGGACTTCACCAACATTAAATGTGCCAGTAGGATTTACAACATCTATAGCAATATTGTCAAACTCAGATCTGATAAACCACTCAAACTTTGCTAAGTTTCTAACATTAAGTGCACCCTCTGGAAACTGTGGATGATCAGCATCATCTACAATAAGAGTATTAAAGATAAACTTGATAGAACTATCAGTTCCTTTTGCTCTGTAGAACTTTTGTATGTTCTTAATTAATGCTCTCTTATCTACACTGTTTCTAAGATACTTCTCAGGAAAAGATCCTAGATATTGCTTTTCAAAATTCTTTACTAATGCATATAAGAATAGATTACTAATATTAAAGACCTTCTGACCAGCAGCATGTGGTGCAGAAGATGTAGTTACAAAATTGCTTTTATTGTATAGATCACCAAGTGTTAAATTACCACTAACACCTCTAGTACATCCCTCAAGTGTTGTATCTGTTCTAGTCTCATAGAAAATAATTTCATCGTCGATTCTTACGTATCCGTCCTTCTCTGGAAAACTCGTCGCATTTTGTAGTACAATTGTATCATCAGTATTACTGATACTAGTGACCAAAGTATCATGCTGTCTAAGGATATTTTGTTCATAATAATCAATGTCTGTATATTTTTGTAGATTATTGGTAATATCTAACGTGCCACCTTGCACCTCCTGTGCTTCATAGTACTTTGTTACAAACTTACTAAACAGTTCATATTCTGTACTAATAAACTCAGGAAGCTGTGTTTCTATTAGAGTAGAAATTCTCTTTGTCTTAGCAGCAACCATTACTCTTTAAATGCAGTGAAGGATGAATTAGCAACATCAACATCGAGATACACTTCACGAAGTGCAGCGATGTCGTTTGATAGGGGTTTGACTCTTAACTGAATACGATTATCAAAGAAACTACCCTTGATAATAGTCAATGCGTACATTTTTAATTCACCATGCACATAATCTATATCTCCAATATCTTTGTCTAGGACAACCTTTTCACCAGTTAGAGGATCTAGTCTATATAGGACAATTTTCTTATCTCTATCCTCCACATAGACATCAAAATTAGGATACTCAGTCACCCTAAAACCAGTAGATGACAAGACTGGATCATCACAATCTTCATCAAAGGCATTTTGGAAACATACTTCATAATAAAAAGTAGAATTTAACTGAGGTATAAAGTCTTTTCTCATTGTGACACTAGTAAGATTAGATCTTATACTAACATCTGTATCATCAATCACACCTACAAATTTACTATACCTAAATTTGCCATTAAATTTTTCAGTATCACTAGTCTCAGTGTAAGACTGCACACTACGAATAACATTGTCTCTAATTTGTGATGGTGTTTTATCAGTAATACTACCATCATAAAATATTTTACTTGATAATTCTACAAATAAAATAGAAGGATCTACAATTCTTGGTTCTACGGATGCAACAACATATTTTTTAAGATCAGCAATGATTTTACTTTTTGTCATTGATGTTAAAAAACTTGCATCTTTCGGTTTTAACGCAATGAATACCTTTCCATATTCTGGCGGTACTTGATCTTCTCCACCAAATATAATGATGTCACTAGTTGCTGGATATACTTGACGAACGATTGCTTCATAGTCTTGTGCTGTGACTGCACGATCTTGTGATCCATATGCTTTAGGTGCTGTAAATTTTATTTTTTCAGTGTTCTCTATCTCCTCACCACCAGATGAGGCAGTAACTGATGTAACATTAGTGCTGAATGTGTTAGGAGATACACCATTAGGGTTCTCTAGTATACCAGAGAATATAAAGGAGTTAACACCGTTACTTGCAGGACCTGATGTTGTTAAATATGATACCTCAATACGTGTACCACTTGATAATTTTTTACCCAATACACCATCACCCATTATTATTTCATATCTCTCGTCTTCTACTTCTTCTAAAAAGAATATCTTTGAATCACGGTCAACATTTATAATATTATCTGCAACCAAATACCGTTCATTGAAACTACCACCGCCAGGATATACTTGGACTCTAATAGTATTTGTATCAATATTAGGATTGTCTAATAAAAATCTTTGTGTATCTGATGTTTGAGTTCCACTACTCTTTGTACCTGTAGTAGTAACAGTAAATGTATTTGTGACTTGTGTTCCTTCTCTTAATTCAACATCAGTAAATGTTGCAACGTTGTTAATAACCTGTGCCTTGACATCATCAGTCGTAACGTAATTGTAAATTGCATTATCAAATGATGATATAAAACCTGTTCCTTTCTTTAAAACTAATTCTGTATCAGTTGTAGTGTTGCCATATGTAATTGTAAATGAAACAAATGCAGTTGGTGAAGTTGCACTCTTTGGTCTATACCCTAACTGCTTTGCTATTGCTACTACATTGTCTCTCAACGTCGCTGAATCAATGAACATTTCATTGACTACCATATTGGTATTAAACGCTGTGTAGTAGGTATTATAAGCAAGTGTATCGAGAAGGGTAGCAAGTGCAGAACCTTCAAAATCATAGTCAGTAAAATCTGACTGCGATTTTAAATACTCTTTTAATTGAATTTTTATTTCTTCAAAGTCTAAATTGGCAACCTGAGTGTATGGCATTATCTTGTACGCTCTAAAAAGAAGTCTACCGCCACTGGTCTGTCGTTCCTACCTTTTACCTTAAATTCAAGTTCAACATTATACCCATTGTTTTGAGCATCAGGAGTACATATGATTCTTTTGATAAGAACTCTAGGTTCATATCTTCCTAAGCAACTCGTAATCTCACCCTTAATCATATTCGAGGTAGCATAATCTAGAGGTGCAAATAACGCATTCTGTAAACCAGAACCAAACTCAGGTTTAAATGGTCTTTCACCTTTTCGAGTCAACAATATTGATTTGATTGCCTGAGCAATCGCACTCGTATCCTTCACCGTCACCAAGTCATTGGTAACGGGATGTTTTTTGAATGTAATACTAAGATCTTTGAATGAATCGACTTGGGGCATTTAAAGACAGCATTGGCTGTTTTTATTTATCCGAGTTATCCCAATGTTCTTGCCTTGCACT